TAACCTAAACTATAAAAATGTTTATCAACAGCGGCAATCGCCCTTTCCTGTACCATTTGTAAAGTACCTTTGTCTTTAGTTTTAGTACCTTTTAATTTTTCTGTTAGTTCAGCATATTTTAAATCAGCTTTTCTAATAGCGTGAGTTAAGTCTGCCTGAGTAGGATTGTACTCTAACGGTTTTTTCATTATTTTTCTCTCTTTCATATCTATAGTATATACTAAAAACAGCAAAATGTCAACCTTAATCGTGGTCAATTATGTCGCACCCATAGAAGAACAAAACGTGAACATTTATGTGTATTATAAGTTGTATTATTAAGGGATGAGTAGGGTGCCCGAAGGCACCCTTATTTGAGAAAGTGAGAGAGATAGATTATGAATCGTCTTCAGCTAATTTACTAAAATACGAAAGGTCATCGCTTTCGTTAGACGATTCAACTTTCTCCACAGATCCGTTAGATACTGGTATGCTATTTCTAGCAGGTGGGAGATCAATATCTTCAACAGATTCCGTGCTTCTTGTTCCTGTAAGTGTCTTATTAAGTTTCTCTTTGAGTTCTTCATAAGATTTAAAATTACTAGGATCAATGAAGGGCTTTAAAGCGTGTTGAGTAGTCCATATCTTTTGGATTTCCTCATCAGTATCTTTTAACTTACTGATCGCTTCAAATTCTGATTTATCATAATTCCAATAACCATCAACTTTTCTGATTTTTAGTTTAAAGTTTGCACCTTCCCAAAAATCAAATGGGTTAACTGCCTTCTCATCTTCAAAAGCAGGATTCATTGCTTCAGTAATCTTATCAAATATCTTTTTACCAAATTTGAATAAGAATACTTTGCCTTCGTTCTCTGGATGTTTAGGATCACTAACTACAAAGATATTAGAATAGTAAGATAACTTTCTTTTTCTCTTTCTAGCAATTTCTTTATCGGCTTCTATGCCTGTATTCCACAACCTTGTGTTTTCTTCACTAACAGGATCCTTTTTGTTAAGTGTAGTTAAAGAGTTTTCAATATACCATTGACCACCTGGTCCTTGAAACGCATGGTTCCAGACTCTCTGCCAAGGCATATCTTCGCCTTCTACAGCAGGTAAGAATCTTAATACTGCGTATCCATTGCCAGACTTATCTAGTTCAGGTTTCCATAACCTGTCGTCTTGGTACTTGTTTTTCTTTTCGGGTTGATCTATTGTCTTTTCTAACTTCTTTGTTAGTATGTCAAAATTTGATTTTGACTTCTTTAGGGCTTCTAATGCACTTGACATTGTATTATACTCCTTGTATATATTGTTGTACGTATTTGTATTAGTGTATATTTAATTGTAAATATAATATTATTTATACACTTTTTATAGTTTATTTAATAATTATATCACTTTTGACCCAATTTGTCAAGCAGCTGTGCTTGTGTGATATACTCTAAATTCTTCTCATTTCCCAATAGTTCTTTATTAGTGGGTTTATCGTCATCTGACTTATTGACTTTGTAAAATGACACGTTAGGGTTGTTCTTCATAACTTGCAACCATTCCGATTCCCATTTGCCTGTGGGATGAGGTTCATAATGTGCTGATGAATAGTGTTTTGATCCTTTGTATATGTTGTTATAGTATTTTGTATCTGACCTTAAATCCATACCTATGAGATATACTTCTTTAGGTCTTTCATACTCACAAGCAATATAACCTGCTGTTGCACCTGCGTGATAACCTGGGTCTGACCATTCTTGTGTCTGATCGCCGTCTGTTATCCATGAGTTATAGATGTGGGTATTATCAACCATCTTCTTATACGTTGTGCCATCTTCTCGTCTAATGGTTGCCTCACCTTGTATTGTATGTGAGTTCATAACAAAGTAATCACCTTTGTCGCCATTGGTTACAAACTTATCCTCTTTGTCTTTGTCTTGTGTAGATAGAAAGCCTTTCTTCATTGTGTCATACATAAAGTTCGGGACTTTAGTCCATTCTCTAAAATAGCAAGGTATCTTATGAGCAATACCTTGATGGTATATCTCGTGTGTCATTGTGCTATCTACTGCAACTAAAACATCTGGTAATGGATTATCTCTATAGTAAGCATTACAAGCATATATCTTACCATTCTTTCTTAATAAAGTCAAGTCAAAATCTTTACGACTTTCACCATTGCCTATTATGAATATTCTTTTAGTCATTACAATACCTTGTCTTGGCCATCTTTCTTCAGCAGTAGGAAATCTGTCTTGTCTTTCTGCCTTTGCACTTAAAGATTGTTTCATTCCAATATCAAGTATTTCTTGTTCCTTTTTCATTTCTTCTAAAAAATCTTTAGCCATAATAATAATTCGCTAATCCAATACACAATAAGGTAACTAATATAGCATTTAAAAATAATAATGCTCTATCGTGCCATAAGTATCCTACCCAGGCCCAACCTGCTGTACCAAATAGACCTAACCACATATCAATGTGTGGCATTGTACCTACACTTCTGGCCACAGTAGCAAACAATACTAGAAATACTGATATCCATTTTACATACCAAGACAGGTCACCTCTAGGTGTTACCTTTTTAATTACTCTACTGCTGTTTAGTTTAGCAATCTTCTCATCTAGTTTTTCTTTTATTGGTTCAATGGTCACGCTCTTCTCCTTCTAAAGTATCTTCTCCATAATGCTGATCTAGTCATTGACACTACGGTAAATATTAATGCAATACCCATACTATCAAAAATACTAGGGTGTAAATCAAATAGAGGAAATATAAACATCTGTATAAGAACAGCTAATATAAAACCACTACCTACATCTATTACACTTTCAAATACATCACTCATTTATTTTTATTTCTATTCTTTTTTGTTATATGTTTATAGTCTAGGTATCCTGAACACCACTCATAAAAACTATCATTGTTAGCTGGCCAACATTGAGCAAAGGTCTTATCTTTACGCTGTTGTCTATATTCTTCTCTTACTTGTTCTTCGGTTAGTTTTTGTTCGCTCATACAAACACCTCTCTCATAACAAATTTACATTCTGTTATATTAAATTTAATAAATGGTTTTAGTTTTTTAAGTTTGAAGGACTTTTCTGGCCAGATAATCGTTTCTTTAATTTGTTTATCCCACTTTTTACTGAAAGATAGGATGTGATCAAAAATGATGAATGATTGGATGGCGATCTTCCCCGAAAGCAGTAATCGTAGCAATCTAGGATGTTGTCCATCAACCACGCTAAACACATCATCAAACTGAAGATTATTAGAAACAACATCATTATGGACGCATACACAATCGCTCCTAAAATTGTACTTAAACGATTGATTATACTTTCGCCATTTATTGTAAGTGGTTTCACCATCTGCCCTTATTAAGTTTCCTATCCATGTTTTACTACTTGCAAAGAAATTAGATATAAAATACTCTATTATCTCATCTTTCGTATATTTAGTATTCAATTTATGAAAGAAGAATCTATCGTTTCGTTTTAAAAATGTATTCATACTACTATTTACCTTGGCATTATGCTTGAAGTAATCATAACTGTCGGAAGTAAAATGCAACTTGACAGCAAGATATAATAGATATACGTCATAACTGGTCATATTGGTAAAACTGCTGTGCTTGATTTCTCAACCAAGTTCAACTTCTCTGCCTCAATCTTAATTTTTTCTTTTAGTGATTTATTGATTAGTGGCCCTATCGTTGCTGTATCAATATCATTTTCTTCACAATATTTTAACACAGCATCCATATAAGGTATCTTCTTCTCTTTTACAATACCTTCAATAATAAGGCCAAACTTCTTTGAGTTCATTAACATTACAATTCTGTTCTAACAATATGTTTTCTCAACTCTTTAACAAAAAACTCTATCTTGTCTATATACTCAATTAATGTTTTGTCTGTAATATACTTTGGTTGTTCTTTTAACTTGTCGTATTCTTTTAATGAAATCTGTACCATCGGTGATGGAGCAGAAGATTCATTTTCGTATGTCATATCACTACCATGTTCTTTGTGACTATCATACATTCTTTTATCTTCATCTGTCATAATATTTTCCTCACTTTATATACTATAATTATATCACATTTAGGGAATAAGTCAAGCGCCTCTATTCTGTTGCTAGGTTAGAGGCGACCCCTTAGCAGTATTAAGCTGCTATTGCAAAGTTATTGTTTGCATTTAAAAATGGTTGAAGGTACCACCTATTAATCTCCATTATCTTTTACCTATGAATCGATACCCAACTCACCCCCTCTAGTTAGACTGCTAAAGTGGTGGAGGTGCTCGGAATTGAACCGAGGTCTTCTCTAGTTATTGTGATAACTTCAACGATTAATTCATTAAATCGCAAGTCTTCTTGTCTGCTGGTAACCCAACTGACTTATCGTACATCCATACATAAGAATAGACTATCTTGTCTTCCTTAACGGTACATTTCTTGCCGACTGAAATTCTTGGTTCTTTTATGCTACAAGCAGTTAATGCCATCACACTTAATATAACCATTATATATTTCATTGTTTTCCTTTAGTTTTTCTTTTTTAAATTCTCTAAATTTTCTACCAAATCAAATGTATGGTATAATATACACGATTCAGTACCATTAGGTATTGTTAATACACTTATTGATTCTGTTCTATCTTTTGAAACCATATAGGTCATCATATAAACTGGTTCTCCATCTTTCATCATCCGAGTTCTACCCAATGATAAATGTTCTGCTTCAAAATTAAAATGTTCTATGTAAGTGTTTATCTTATCAGGTGCACCACATAGAGCAGGTAACTGTTGCATATACAAAGTATTATCTGCTAAACTGTCTTCGTGTTCAGCATATGCAACACTTGTAAATAAAAGTGTTAAAATTATTAGTAATAGTTTTCTCATTATAGTTAGCTTTCTCTGCTACTATTTATGATTCAATTCTCCATTTCTTCCAAAAGTCATAGCCGATATGCGTCAACTTTGTGTATGCAATGTACTGCCATGCTAATGGATTCTTTTCATTAGGAGTAACCAGACACTTCTTGTCACTTACTTCCCAAACTTGATTACTTTTTGCTGTTAGAGCGTCTGTATATTTAACAAAATGTCTTCTTGCTCTATCTCTTGTAATAATAGCAACTTCAAAATTCAATCTTCTAGCCATCTCTAATTGTTGTTCAATGAAAGCAACTATAGTTGGTCTTGCCCATCCTGTAGTGACATTAGGTCTGGAAGTTTTAGCACGATAATGTCTATTCATTACCCTTAAACAATTTTTAGGATATACAGAGCAAGTATAACCTGTGCCACACTCTATAATCTTACCATCTCGTTTTACGGTAGATACAAAAGGAAAGTTATAGTAGTTAAGGTCTTTGTAATTTTCTCCTAATCTATCATTTTTATAGGCAGACTTTATATACTCATTAAACTCATCTGTCTTATCAGGATACCAATTAGGAAACCATGTTTCTACAACACCAGACAATTCGTCTGATTCTGTTTGCATTTCACTAACTAGATAATTTGTTTTTATTTCTTTAAACATTCAAAGGGTACATCATGGACACCCATATGAAAAACAATCCTTGTCTTTGTAGGACCTTTAACACCATGGGACTTTCTTGTATTCAATATTGTCATTGTATCATACACAATAGACTCTCTACCTTTCTCATCTTCAACATATAACTCACCTGTATTTTCTGTAATAGGTATTAAAAATGAACATCTACTAGCGGCGTCTATGTGTGCTGGTAATTCGCCACCTTCTAATACTTTAAAAAAGTTGCAACGAAAATCTTTTGGTCTTATGCCAAATTCAGTCCATACCTTTTTGATTAGTTTTAATAGAGGTCTATCAAAGTCTTTTATCTCTTGTACAAAAAACTTATTCATTTCTTTTCCACCAGTCACATCACTAACATATTCAGAATAAAGCTGATTACTATCTTCCCATTTATTATTGAAATACTTATCCCAAAAACTAGGTTCAACTTTAAAATCTGTTTCTATAAAATAATCTTTACGCCACTTTTTAATCATCTAAATCTTCTTGTCCATTCACCGAAATAATAATATGCGACCTTGAAGTATTGCCTTTGTTCCACGCACTATGTTTTAATCCTTGATTTAAAAACCAAACTTCTCCTGGTTTCATTTGTTGATATACTTTCTCTCCGTCTAGTTTAATAACATAGAAACCACAATCTTTATTTGTAGTAAGTGGGATATGATAACGTACTGAATAATCAGTATTGTAATCAATATGTGGGTTGATTAAACAACCTGGTTCCATAATGGCAACTCTTGCTCTATGAGGTTCACCTTTAAATGAATTGATTACTTCTTCAATATAGGTACCTTTTACCCAATCTTTTATTTTGTTATAGTGTCTTTCATCTAACCTAGACTTTGGCATTTTCTTTTCATATACTCTATTTTCTTCATCTGGATTATATTGTGTAAATGCAATCTGTTTGTAAGGACTATTATCAACTACATACTTACCGTCATCACCTTCTTTGATAAATTCATCATATCGTTTAACATAGTTTCTATAATCCCAAGCCATTCTTCTACCTGCAGGAAGAGAACCTTTTAAATCTGCTTCTTCTACATCATTTTCCTCTAGGAATTTATATGCTTCTTCAATCGTGTCAAATTTAAGACCAAATGCTTTTTGTAAGCAACCACACTTGCCTCCTACTAATTCACCATAACCATCTTTTTCTTTTAGGTCATCTGTATTTGCTTGAGCAGGCATATTACGTATTTCTTCAATGATACGCTCTACATCAAAATTGAATTGAGTCAATTGTTTAAACGGTGGTAATTCGTGTCTTTTCTTCATATTCATATTTATAAAAATCTTTAGATTTCTTTCCATGGACTACTAGGTGTATTCGTTCTTCATCACTATTGTTTTCTACATAGTGTTCATAATGCACATTTAATACTATACTTGCACCTGCCTTGTATGGTACTTCTTTATTATTTAAAATAAACTTACTGCCTTCAGGATAAGTTAGACTTATATTTAAAGGGTCTAACCAATTATGTTCAGGTACATCAGCGTGTTTTGATATATACCCACCTGGTTTAATTACTAAAAATCTTATGTCATCTATACGAGCATATGGTAATGACCTAACCCATTTTATAGTGCCTTGACATTTTTGACCTATGTCTGTAATACCTGGTTTTATTCCACAAGAATGAAACTTCCGACCTTTCTGTCTATACTCCCAATGACTTTTTGTTTTATCAGAACCAAAGCCATACAACGTCACAGCATACCAATCTTTATGGTCGTACTCTGGCCGTTGTAAGTTTAAACTATCTTTTACAGCATTGTATTCTCGTAATATCGCATTGACAGGTACATTGAAGTCCATTAACACCCATTCTGTGTCGCTGTTTCTATTATACTCCGTCATAATAAAATATTCCTCTCCACAATAATCTATCCTGTTGTTTATCACCTTGCATAGGAAAAGGTTGTCGTTTATGCAATGCCTGTGTTTGGTCAAACAACATTAAATCTCCTGTTTTCCACTCATGGCTGTATTGATACTTTAAATAATGCTCTACTAGATACTCGTATAATTCTTTCCATTCTTCACTAGGTATATCATGGAACCCTACTACGTTTAAGAAAGGAAAATATAATCCTTTTTGTCCTGTAACCGTATGAGTATGTACAAGTTTTTTATATACGTATTTCCATCTTGCACCTTCTACATTAAATTCTTTTTTTCTTCTTATCATCTCTTTATAGATAGCATTATCTTTGCCTCTATTTCTACCTTGTATGTTATGTAGGTCTTTGGCTTCTTCTGGTGTTACCTGATCTTCGTCAATAATATAGGTTCTATTACTATTCAGTATCCTAGGTTTTTCAGGACGACTAATTAAATGAGGAAAATCAGCACGGTGAAAACTCCTTAAATCATTTGTAATCATCAAATAACTATTTTCAATTTTGTCTTTTATATCTTGTGGTAAATCTTTGTATGCTTCAACACCATTTAAAAATATAGTATCACATCTATCCTTTGCAGGAAGAACACAATACAATGTGACGCAATCTTCTGGATCAAGTGCTAATGCACCATTACAATGCCATTCTAGTTCGCCTCTAGGAAATATACCACGTTTGCCACCTAGTTCAGGCATAGATCGGTTAGTCACGTATTGTATTTGATGATGGTCAGGATCTTCGTACCATGCATTGTGTTTTGTTTTATCTCCCCATAATGCTAGTATTCTAGCATACTCATCTTTTGAGAGTTCTTGGTTACGTAATAAAACATTGGAATGATAAGCAGTTAGTTTTGCAACATTCTTTATTTGTTCATCTGTACATTCTTTTAAATTTATATCTAGTTCTTTAAAAATGCTGGTCATTACATCCTCTAAAACTATTTATGGATTTATACTAACTCTTTCTAAAAAGTCTTTTGTATGCTTATAAAATAATTCTTGGTGAGC